TAGTTAATAATTCTTCTGTTATTTCTATATTCTTGTCGCATACTACTTCTTCCCCATTTATAAACATTTGTATCATCTATGAAACCCCCTGTCCGTAATTATAGTCATTTTTAGCACCTCCACTAAAAGTTTTAATGTTTGATACTACTTGACCTAATGGATCAGTCTTAAAGTCTGCATATACATTAATTGTTGGTTTCATTGTTCCATTTTGCATTGTACCCATAGTTCTTGCATTTATGCCATTTGCATACGGATTAAACTTTTTAGGTATTACTGCCTCACCTTGATGTAGCATTGCCATTGTATCTTCAGGTACAAAGTTAGTACCTACTTTTAATTGTGGTATTTCGTTAATATGAAATCCCATACCTCCTACAACTGGAACCCAGTCAGGAATTTGTATTTTGTTAAGTCCTCTAATAAATCCATTTATTGCATTTATTATAAAGTTTATTGGTGCTTTAAATATATTTGCTATTCCTGATACTATATTACTAAATATATTTTTTACTCCTTGCCAAGCCTGACTCCAATTTCCTGTAAATGCACCTTTAACAAAGTTAATTATTCCTTGTAGTATACCTTTAATACTATCAAATATAGGTTTTATTATATTGAATGCTCCTCTTACTGCACTTGATATAACATCTGCCATTGTTTTAAAAGCACTTGTTAATGGTGGTAAGATAGCCTGTATTAATGTACTAAATAATTCAATTATAGGTGGTAATATTTCACTTAATATCTCTACTAATGGAGTTATTAAAGCAAACAATACTTCTATAAATGGTTTTACTAAATCTAATAAAGGTTGTAGTAAATCTAATACAGGTTGTAGTAAACTTACTAACATTGGTAGTATCATACTTACTATTTCCATTATAGGTGGTAGTAATGTATTTACTAAATCTATCAATACAGGCATTATTGTTGCTACTGCTTGTTGTAGCATAGGCATAATTGTAGCCATCATTTGATTAAACATTGGCATTATTCCCTGTATTATTTGTATTAATGGTGGTAATATCATTCCTAATCCTTGACCTATTATAGTAAAGAATTGTTGCCCCATAGTACCTAATTGCGACATTACTCCACTTAATCCTCCCATAGGTGCTAGTGCCGTATTTATACTTGATATCATATTACCTATTCCACGAACAAATGCAGTTTTCATATTTGTAATAGATGTTTTTATTCCACCTGTTGAATTTCTTGCTTGTGTTTCAAAGTTTTCAAATCCTTCTATTCCTGTGTCATTTAATTTTACCATTGTATCCATAAATGATTCCATAGATACTTTACCACTTCTTAAATCTGCACCTAAGGCATCGGCATCTACATAACCCATAGCAGTTGCTACTTGTTTTAATTGAGCTGGCATAGCCTGCATTATAGATCTCCATTCCATCATATCAGGTTTTCCTTTTGCATAGGCTTGGCTCATTTGTTCTATTGCACTTGCTTGAATTTCACTACTTGCTCCACCTGCCAATACTGCATTATTAAGTGCCAAGAATAGTTGTTCTGATTTCTTAACATCTCCATTTTTTGAAGTAAATCTTTGTACTGCACTTGCTCCTGCATCCAATGTTGTTGGTAGTCCTTTTAGTTTTTCACTTAAATCATTTATAACATCTGCACTATCACTTGCACTTACACCTAGATTATTCATTACTTTTGGAAAGTTATTTAATGTATCAGTTCTAGAAATAGCACTATCTAATCCACTATTGAATATACCAATTGCTTTTGATATACCTTGAGCCGCTAGACTTCCTAATGCAAAGTTTTTAGTTAATCCACCTAAAGTGCTAGACATTTTTTTAGTGGCACTATCTGCATTACTTGTATCACCTTTAAACTTAATTAATACCTCTGCATTCACTTATAATCCTCCTTTCTAATAAAAATAGGTAAGAGGTTTTACCCTCCTACCTTTAAGGATTACATTAAACTTTATGCTGATGTTATTTCAGTTGCTTTACCGATAAAAGTCATTTCAAATGAGAATTCTGATTCATCTTCGGCAGCCCCACCAAGATCACTTAAACTTAATGAAACTACTGCTTGATAAGTAGTATATTCTAATACACCATTATTTACACCACTTAATAAGTCGAATTGAATTCCTACATTAGAGAATTGAGTAATTTCTCCATCTCCAATTAATGTATGTACTTTATCTAATAAAGTAATATCTCCGTCATTGTTTACATCAACTTTTAATGTTCCTGATAGCATTACACTTGCACCAGTAATTATTTTTCTTTGTAAAGCATCACAGAAAACATAAAAATCTTTGCTTTCCATTTCTGTTGAAACTCCAATTTCTGAAGTAGTACAAATAGGTGTAAATACTGGATTTTCAGTTGTTCCTGTATTTATTGCAAGATTTTTTATAAGTTCTCTATTGCTTATAAACCAATTTGTATTCATATCTCTATAATCCTTTCTATTTATATTTTTTATGCTATCCTATTTACTATACATTGTAAAGTTGAAGTATAGGACACTCTCCTAATATCTTCGTATGCAATAGTTCTAGGATTTGCAAATTGCTTAAACATAATTTGCCATTTTTGATTATTCCAATTAAAATATATATTATTTCCTATTAAATTACCAATTATAACACTTGTTTCCTTTGCATTTTTGATATTATCGCCATATACATCTATGTTATAGTAGTTATATAATGGATTTGCTTCATAAAAGACTACTTTTTGACCTGAAGTTTCTTGTACTACTATTACTTTAATATCATTATCATTAGTTGAATACTCTGCTTTAACTTTGTACCCATCTATAATGCTATCTAAATAATCAATTAATACAAGATTCTTATTTTTAATATCTTCTTCTGTCATTTTATAACTCCTTTAATGATGTATTTACTGCTTGACTTACTATTGAAGCATATTCTTTCTTAAATACAGAATAATACCATTGTGGTTGTGTACTTGAATTAGTCCAATTTGCATTAGTCTTTTTCCATACACTTACGGCATAACTAACTCCTGCACCTAATCCATATTCCATACCACTTCCTTGAATAGGCAAAGCAACTTCACTTCTTTCAAGTTTTCCTGTTAAGTATGGATAAGCACTTGCTCCTTTAGTATGTTCTCTTGTATACACTGCCGTATTATAAACTACTTTTTTTTCAAAGTTTTTTATTTCCTTTTCAGGTATACCTTTTTTTACATTTATTGTTATTTCCATTATTTAACTGCTAGTATTATATTAGCAACTTTATTCCAAATCCAGTCATCTTGTACTTTTAATATTGAGAATGTTCTATCATCTATGATTAATTGGTCGCCTTCCCTTACATCTACATTTGCTTTAGTAATAAAGTATCCTGTAGCCTCAGGTGTAGTATATGTACCATAACTAATTGACATATCTACATTATAAGGACATACTTTAATTTCAACTTCTTGCTTATCTTGATCATCATAATATTGACTTGTGCCTCTATTATTTTGTATCAAGGTTGCTTTAAATCCATTGACATTAAACATAATTAATCTCCAAATGGCATAACAATTCCCATATTGTAGTTAAGTGGATTTCCTCTATATAGATAACCTGCATTTCCAAGCATTGTTAGTGCTAGCGTACTATAATTTGTAATTAAATTACTTTCCATAGCACCTGCTTTTATACTACCTCTGTTATCTAGAAAAGGAATATCATACTCTAATATAAATCTTAATTGTTCCATACTGGCATTTTTTACGGCAGTAGGACAAGTATCGCTAGTCCAACTTGGATCACGATATCTTGTACCTATTTGTCCGTATATCATTTCACAAGCAACTTCAATTTGCCATTGTTGTACTTCTTGTGAATATTTTTGATTAAATTCTTCTATTGTAAAGAAAGTCATAATAGACCTCCTTTCTTATTAAGCAGATACTTCTTCTACTAATTTAATAATAGCATTTGGTTCAACAACCTTTGCTCCGAATAGAATATTTCCTTCAATGCAATAATATCCAGGGAATCCAGGATAATTTCCATTCCATTGTGTCATACTATCAAAGAAACTATCTCCTACTACTGCTAGTGGATTATAGAAATATCCTTTAACATCATCTAACATTGTGTCATTGATAGGGAATATTTGAATTCCGTATGCTTCATCTACAACACCCATATCTACACCTTTAACACCTACTTCAGTTTCATATTTAAGAATTGAAGTTAATGCAGATGCTAGTTTAGAATGTTCTGTAGCAGATAAACCTAATCTATAATCACTATATACATTGTTGTTGAATAATGTTGCTTTTAAATCATTTAAAGTATCAATGTATGCTTGTTGATTTGCAGGATCCCATTCTGCTTCATTAGATACACCATTTGCTAATACTGTACCAAATCCGTAAGTATCAACTGCTTTTGCTACTGCTTGATCTTTCTTTTCCATAGCATTTTCTAATGTGTTAATAAAGTTAGTTCCTGATACTAATAGAGGTATTCTAATAGAATAATCCATTGGTAATTCAGTTAGGTCAACTTTAATTGATGAATAACCTAATAAACTTGGAGTTAAAGCATTTGTAATTTCTTTAGTAGATCTTACATTAATTGTTGCTTCTCCTGATTTAAGAACTTCGATCATTGGAGTTCCTGTTGTTCTTAATTCTCCTATAAAATTAGGATTTAAGAACTTATAAAATTGTGAATTGTATAGTAAAGATTCATAAATTCTCTTTGCTACACCTTGTAAATCTAGTGAATAAACACCATCTTGAGTATAATTCATATTTAATCTTCCTTCCTTTATTTAATAATTAAATCTTTAAGACTTGTTTTACGAGTTATCTTAATTTCCTCTTTTGGTTTTGTGTTTGAATTAAAACTTGTTTCGTTTGGTACTTCTACAGGTTTTTCTTCAGGTTCAGGGAAATAAGTGGCTTTATATTTTTCTTTGATTAAAGCGATAGCCTTACTATCATCTTCTTCATCTTTAAATAAGGAGTTCCTTAAAGCACTAATTTCTTCCAAGTTTTCCTTTTTAAATCCTTGACTTACCATTTCTACTTCTAGTTTTAAATTCTTTGTTGAGTTAGTTAGTTCTGTATTTCTTGATTCGATATCATTGTAAGACTTCTCTAATTTATTATATTTTTCTTCAAGTTCTGTTATATTCGCAGTGCTTTCTTTAAGTGCTTCGTTTCTTGCTTTTTCAACCTCATCACTTAATACATAACCCTTTCTCATATCTTTTTCCAACTTTTCGATGTTAATGTCATCGTTGGATAGTTGGATATCCTTGTTTGTGATATACTTTGATATATCCATCTTTCTTCCTCCTATTTGTCGACATATTTAGAAGTGCATTAAACACTTAAAGTTTATAGACATTCAAGCACTGGTCTTGTTTTACCTATTTATTGCTACTACTTGCTTTTTTAATTCGCTAGTAGGTAAAGCCTCTTGTAATTGTCTTATCTCTTTGTTGATTTTATTTCTTTGTTGATTTAATTTGTCTACCTCATTTTGATTTCCTAATCTCTTTTGTATTCTTAAATCGGTAGCAACTTCTTCTTTTTTTAATGTTAAACTATTTACTTTTTGCCTTATGTGATATTGTTCTTCTAATTCACTATCACTATAATTTGGTTTATTCATTGTTGTTCTATCATCATAAAATGTTAAAGTGCATTTACAATTTGGATGTAATATATCTCCTTCTGTTTCTTCTGCATATCCTACCAAGTCTATTACTTCTTCTTTTGTTAATGCTCTATTTTGGTGTTCTAGGCAATGTATACAACTAAAACTATGATAAGGTATCCAAAATGTTCTAACACCCATATTATCTGCATCGTTCAATGTTGTATTCCAACCTGATCTTGTCAAGTTAGTATTATGTATCATACTATTGTATGTACTTGGTTGTACCATTCTTATCAACTCGCCTGTTGTCTTTGAGTAATATGGTACTATTTGATTATTGTATCTTGATACTTTTAATTTCAAATACTCTTGTTTGTCTATCTCGTATGCTTTACTATTTAATGAATTCTTGTATTCTCTTTCTTTTGTCTTTTGAAACTTTTTATCTACTGCCAATATTACACTTATAGGAACTAATGCAAATAAACTACCTTCTTGTCCTTCAGGTATGTCTTGTATAACCTCTTTGCCTTTAGTATTGTATTCGTGTATTATTGCCCCATATTCGATTATTTCATCTTCCATATAGGAATAGTCTACTTTACCCCATAACTGCTCTAATTTGGCTTTGAAATAGTCTATATCACGGCCTTCATCTAAACACCTAAAGAATAACTCTTTTGTTTCATTTTGTAGTTTAGTATATTTAATATTTACTTTAAATACACTTTCATTTATAAAATTAGAATTCTTCATAATTTAATCTTATATCTTCTCTTTCTTTATCATATTCTTTTATCATATTATCTACATCTATGTTTTCATCTATTAATTTATTTAATATTGGTGTAATAATTTTTGCTCGTGTACTATATGGTACTGCCATTGTTCTTTGTATTGCAGATAATGTCTTAATCTTTTTGTCATCTGTTAATTTTTCATTGTTGCCATAATCCCATACAAGATCACTTGGTATTCTATTTTCTTGTATATTTAATAACTCTTGTAATTTAACTATGTTTTCTAATAAATGATTAATTTGTGGTTCTATTTGTTTCTTTATGGCTT